TGTCACCGACATAAACAACAACGTTGCCATTATCAAGGTTTAAAAACTCAGTTTGTTCCAGCCGGTCAGGTGGCAGGATGTCACCAGCGTCTTCGACACTGACAATATTGATTTGCGTAACAATTGCCGGCAGTGAATTGATATTCGACTGTTCAAGCATTGCGCCAGTACCTGAACCCATCATGGCTAATTCCATGATGTGGCGAAACGCACTGATTTCATTTACGTTTGTAGAGGTGCAATTATACCAGCCACTAAAGTTCTTTTGCTGGCTTCCCCACTCCGTACCTGCTACCCAAAACGCCCTTCCAGAAGGGAAGCAATGCTGCTTCAATGCCTGGTCAATTACAAGGCTTTTTTCCTCCGCAGTAAACTTGCCAACTTCTGCAATAGAGTTGACACAGCGAGTCATGGCTTCTTTAAAAGTCTCCCGCTGGCCGTCCGCTTTTCTGCGTGAATATGTACGATAAAAAACGGCTTCTGCACTAGGAGCTGTTGACTGAAATTCTGGCATTTCGCCTTGGTGACGGTAAGAATAGTTTACCGCAGTCTTACTGTTTGTCAGTCAATTGTCGTGTATTTTGCAAGAATGATAAGAAGGGTTTTCGCTGCAGAAGCGTTCCCAATATTCTCGTCGATGAGTCTCACTTGTAGGGCGCTTATCAGCACGATTTGATGGTTGCTCTACGACTGTCTTTTTAAAAACTTTAGAGGTCATGGTTGTGCCTGCAAGTCAAAGAATAAAGTCCTGGAATAAAATGGCAGGACTCTTCAAGGGTATCTTTAGTCGAAGCGTCTAACAGAGTAGCGATCAAAAAAAGATCAAAATGATTATCGCAAGAGCGTAAAAGGTCCGATTTTAATCTGACCCAAAAACCAAGGCGACTTTTGTGATGACAAAAAAGTACTGCAGTCGCTTCAGCGATCTGGCGCTGACGAATCAATTGCCAAAGAGCATCTACAACCTGCGGCATTTTGCCTATTTCCCTTGTCCTCTATAGGGTTTCCGATTAGGGCTCCTCTTGAGGCGACCTTGATTAATTCGTGTGCGGGTACGCCGACCATCGCCAATCCTTGTACGCTTTGGTGCGTGACTTTCAAAAGTAGTCTTTTTGGCTGAAAACATCGGTACAGAAGCTACACTTCATATTACGATTGTAATGCATAATTTTCAGGAATAATTGTCATTACAGTTTCAATATGAGCAATAGAAAGTTCGCTGTCTTCTACAGAAATTGAAGGGCAAACAATTGATCGTAATGTTTGCATATACACTGGTTCTGCACTGCATAAAATTGCCATCAAAGCATGGTGACTAAAATCATTATCTGTATGTTTTTGAACCTCCTCTATCCTGCGCCATAACCACTTCATTTGCGGGAAGTAAAGCTGTTGCATCAATGGCTCTAGTATCCATCTAAATTCAACATTATGAATATAAAGGCGGAGCAATCTTCTTTCAACAATCTTCCTGGTATGTTCAAAATCAGGCTTGGTCCAAGTCTTTATTTTTACAGAAGAAGTTTTAAAATCATGAAAGCCCTTAGATATTTCTGCTGCTAACGATTGCTTGTTTTGTGCTAAGCGAATAGACGCCTTGTCATAATAGTGTGATCGAAGAGCTGGACTACTGATTTGAGAAAATAAATCTTTAATATGCTTTTCTACTTCTTGAATTTTTAGCTCATCCTTAAAGTCAAGACTGTTTAGCCATTGATCTAAAATCCAGTCAAGCCATGACTGAGCGTTTGATATTAAAGTAGAGAGTTGCCCGCCACTTTTTATAAAATCGTCTGGATCCATGCCGTCAGGCAGTACTGCAATGCGTACATCTAATTCGCCCTGCAAGGTATAGCTCTTGACAGTGTCGAGGAACTTACTAATAGCCTTTACACCGCCGGCATCAGAGTCCATACAAAGCACAAATCTTTTTGTTTTTCTGATCATCCTTCTTAAAACATTTTCAGAAGGTGATGCAGTACCTTGCAATGCAACAACGTTCTTTATGCCTGACTGCCAAAGCGATACAACATCCAAGTGGCCTTCAACAAATATACATTCATCTGCAGAACGTATGTGTTCAGCAGCTCGATATTCGTTAAAAACAATGTCTGACTTATTAAAGATTGCATTATTTTCAGTATTTTTATACTTTGGTTTTACATCTTTAATAATAGTTCTAGCAACAAAGCCAACATGATTTCCTACATGATTACTTATAGGAAGAGTGATACGTTTTTGCTTCAAATCATATCCAAAACCAAAAAACCTTGATGTTTCTGGCAATATCTCGCGTTCTTTCAGAAAATCAGTCGATTCGCTATGCACTTGCAGGTCTTGCCGATACTGGTTTTGCATTTCAGCGACAGCATCAATAGCTTCTTGGCGAATTTTTTTCTTTTTTGATACCTCTTCCTTGTTCTCATTTGTGTGCTCAACAGTAATATTGCTTGCGGTACCAATTTTTTCACATGCTTCAGCGAATGTAATTCCATGCTTTTGAGCTATGAATCCAATTGCATCGTCATGATGCTGGCAAACGTGGCAAAAAACAAAGCCTTTGTCGTCACTGACAGTCAGAGAAGGATTTCGATCTTCATGCCATAAGCATTGGGTTACGAATTCCCTGCCAACCCTTTTTAAGTAGGTGCCATCATTCTGCAGTACGTCTGATACAGCTAAAGACTTAAGCTTTCTAATTGTCTCTTGAGATACTGACACTAATGGTCGCCAAATCGAGCACAGGCTATAGACCGGTAGTTGTTATGATGATGGTCAACCAATTCTTTTAAGACTTGCGCTAATATTTAGCCATTTGTGTAGTTATATAAAAATTCGTCTATTGACTCGACAGGCAAGTTATTCGTTTTACTACAAAAATAATCCAAAATCAACTTTTTGTGCTTTGGATTCAAAAGATTCCATGAATGTTCAGCGCGAACCTTAAATTGCTCAGCAAAATTGATCTCATCAGGCTCAAGGCTGTCCGTCGGACTAGCGTGGTCATTAATCTCAAGTGGTGGACCAGAGCAAACGCTTTTAATCTCTTGCCATTCAGAGATAGGAATTTCCAGTTCTTTTGCTACATCTAGATCATTCATGCCTCGATACATGAGGCGTCTACCCTTAATCCACTTTTCACGCATCTTATGGGTCAGTCTCATTGCGTAAGTTCTATCGCGGATCCAGTGAAGTAGTTCTCCTCGTATTGTTGGCACCGCAAGGCTGCTGAATTTGAATCCAGATTCTGGGTTGTAGCGATAAGCGGCTTTACACAACCCTTCTAGTGCTGCACCTTCCAAGGTGTCGTAATCAATGTCTGTGGTTCTTTGTAACTTCCATGCCTCTCTTCGCGCAAGGTTTATATTCTCTGTAGCAAGCAATTGCTGCTCCTTGCTTAACTTGAACTTCTTTGCTTTCCGTGCCATAATAATTACTCTTATGACACATTTTATCACCAGATGTTGAAACTTTTTACTCCTTCTATTACTCTATCTCCACGTCCCCACGTAACTTCTGTCATTTGCGGAGGTACACGTTGCAGTGAATAATTAATAGCCATAGTCAATGCATCGACTTGGTCGTCATTTTTTGATGCAGGGAACAAGGAAAATTCACTTACAAAATTATCAAGCCATGGTGTGCTAATCGGCAAGTATACATTTCCAGCCTCAACTACTGGGACGATGCCTGCAGCACGAGCTTGCTTGCTTTTTTCTGGTCTAAAGCCAATTAAGCCAGGAACTTTCTTTCTTGCCATCTGATATACCGCATAGCCACTAGCTGCAAGCTCAATGACTGTTCCGTCAAGCTGATGACGCTTATACATTCTGGCGATCATATTCATCGTTCCAATAACATCAGTTTTTTCTCTAAACAAATCGAGCACATAAAACGATGGACCAGATTGACCAACAACTAGGCCCACGACATAGTCACTGTTCTTCGCGTCAGTAAACGTACAGTCAATCGACAAGATCACTCTGTCGAAATCAGGAATTACAGAATCATGCGAATAGTATTGCCACCAAGTGGGATCGAACATGTTGCCCCCTTCTGGAGCAGGACGCTGCTGAAACAAAGAGGCAAATTCTCTAGTCCCGATGGCCTCTCTGATGCGCTCGTAATCGTCTTCGTCATACCTTTGCGGGCATAATGCTTGCCCTTCCTCTGTACGCCAATCCAGGATCGTTTCGCAGTGCTCTGGAAGCTTTGGACGACTTCCTTCATCCTCAAACAATGCCGGAAGGTCAACAATCGTCCAGTTCTCTCGACCCTTCTCAGATACGTTATTTTCGTTCTCTAGTAGCTGACCAATCATGTCATTTTCAGACCATCGCGTTTGAATTACAACGATTGCTCCTGCTTCTGGCTCAAGACGTGTGTATAGCGTTGATGCATACCAATCCCAAAGCTTGTCCATCATCCGCTGGCTCTCAGCGTCTTCTCTGTTCTTAACAGGGTCATCGATGATCAGCAAGTGACCTGAACGACCAGTGATTGCGCCTCCAACACCAGCTGCCCATAATCCACCACCGCCTTGCGTGCCCCAAGCGTTGACTGCTTGCTGCGAGGGATCTAATTGACCACCGCCATCGCGGTAAAAATCTCGTGCCTTCCGAGAAAAACCTTGACTTAGCTCTGCTGAGTAAGAAGAAATACCTACAAAACGATCAGGATGCGCCTGTAGATATGCCGCTGGCAATAAAACTGAACTCAAAAGACTCTTTCCGCTTCGAGGAGGGACTTGCAAGATCAATCGATTGCAATCTCCATCAATGATTCGCTGTAGCTGCTTGATTAATGTTGCGTGAAACTTATAAAATTTATAATTTGGATAAACTTCTTTAATAAATTTATGGAGCAATATTCTATCTCCCTTCTCTTTTGACTGCAGCTTCTTATCTCGCAATGCCTTAAGCATCGCTTGATTTTGCGCTGATTTACGCAAATAATCTTTTCCTAGTTTCTGTGCCATTTAAAATTTTGCTAATCCATTTTCTATTGCTTCGATCCAGTCCGCTTCAGTCCAGTCTTTAAATTCCTCACAACGTGGATCATTTTCGTCCCATTCCAGAACAAATGTACCGTCGTCTTGCTGTTGCACAATAATCAATGGGGCATTATTCATCGATAATAATTTCATCCTCGTCTTCATCAAGTTCCTCTACCTGTACTCTATCAAGCTCTTGCTCAACTAGTTGGAGCATATCTTCAACACCTAGAGCTGAAGCCCAAGCCTGACGGGACTGCTCTGTGATGTTTGCAGTAGCACGCAAGAGTCCTGAGACAAGTGGTAATGGCACTTCTTCCCCTTGGTCCTGGGCGTCCTTAACTCGCTTAGTTAAGACTCCTAAAAGATCCTCCGAGATTTCCATCATCATCCTTGCCTGCCGTTCAGACGCATCCCTGAACTCAACAATGGATCTTTTATGCTTTTGCTCTCGAATCTTTTCTGCATCCTTCCAAGTTAAAGCGATTTGTTCTTTATCCCACTGCGCTGCACGCTTCTCCCAGTTATATTTTTTTGCCCAATTCTTGATGGTTTGCGGGTCAACCTTGAAGATTTTAGCTACAGGGTCATGGGTCCGCTGGCCACCCATATGCAAATAATTTTGAAATGCAGAGTACTGATCAGCAGACTCATGCTTTCCGTAACGCGGCTTGACTTCATACCCACGCCTAAAATCATAACAATGGATGGCCACTCTTACACTCTAAATCGGGCTAGGATACCGTTTTAGGTAAAAGCAGCTTCGTAAACATCAGGCATCTCTTGTTCAAAAATAGTTAAAACATCTTCAGCAACTTGACGATGTTCTAGTTGAGTTTCAGGACTAGCTCTGATATCTAAATAATGAATCCATGAGCGAACTGTGCCACTCATATATAAACGTGTACGTGTATTTAAAGGCAATACAGCCCTTGCACATTCTTTGGCAATACCAGAACTAACCATCTCTTTGTAAAGATGCTCAGAATCCTCAAACAACTCGCTAATTCTACGATAAAAACCACCAACTTCCTCCTGCCTTAAATCATTAATTGAATTTTGCCTATTGCTTTTGTCTTGCCGGCGAAGATGAGGAATAATTGAATCACCAAGCTGCCCTACATCAGAATATCTTTGAGAAAATTCCTGGAACGAAAAGCTTCGATGGCGTATAATTTGCTGTGCGATAGCACGGGTTGTATTAATTTCTACGCACATTGTAGCCATTTCAAATGGCGACCAATGGCTATGCTTAATCAAATAGCGAATTAACTTAGGCGCTGTTTCTTTACTGTTTTGATTAGTGGGATTAGAAACTCTTGCCAGATAGGCAATCATTTCCTCGGCGTCTGGAGTGATCCATACAAGCCTGCAATCAGAAGAGCGGTACGAATCCATCTTTTTTGTTGGTGACAAGGGGCTGATCATCGCGGGGGACAGGTGTGTACCACTTCGGATAATCTACTAGTTTCAAGCTTGGCTGTCGAGTGGGCCACTCATTCTTCTCCTTGCACTCCTTAAGGATTCTTAGTGCTTTTTGATTCTTGTATCGTGCTTCATTGATCATGTACCTTGGAGCCTCAAAAAAGTCAATAGTGTATGGAGCACTTCTTTCAATTGCAACAAAGATAAACCGCACTGGCTTGCCATAGGCAATTTCAGCCGCATGAGAATACCAAGCAGCCTGAAAGTCGTAACCAAGATCGACTAGCTTTGATTGAAACTTTGCCGGCGAAATGTTATCAGTAGTTTTAAGGTCAAGGACCAATGTTTCGTTTTCTAATGGAATAACACGGTCAAGCCTTGCCTTGCAGGCAATATTATCGTCGTTCCAGTAGATGGAAACTTCGTTGTACTTACGATAGTCTTGCAGACTAGTGTCAAACCATTCCAAGCCTCGTAAGGCATCGACCATGCCAACTACAGAGTCCCACTGGCGATCTCTACCGTCGTTAGTAAGAATCCTTTTCTTGCTATTAGCAGCTCTCCAATCTTTGCCCTCTTTTGTAGTGAACTTAATGCCTTCAGGGCGTTGCGTGAATTGTGCAGCAAAAGTATCTTCTCCTTCTAAAAGCTTGCAATGCACGGCTGTGCCCATAATCATCGCAGGGGACGGAATCAATCCGTGCTTACCAGCACTAACGTAATGAGCAGGGCTCCTAAGAATAGTCTTTAAATGTGACTGACTTTGCCCTCTTGCTTTTCTATATTCAGGGTCAGCCTGCAGATAGCAAATCTCTACGTCAGAGGATTGCATGAAAAAACTTACTACCTTCAATCTAACTTAGCTATAAGTCATAGATACGGATCTTCCAGCAACTCTCTGCTGTTGGCCTCTTGAAGTACGAGATTGATGCCTTCTGGATGATGGAAGCGCGGTCGTCGACCCACAAGATTTTGTTGGCCGTATCGAACAATGCTCCCATGTAGTTGTCGATGTCGCCACGAGCAGTGCCATAACACTCAATCTCAACGGAAATAGGATGGTCAATTGGTTCTAAGTCCCAAGCATTTTTTAGTAGGTTACTGCATTCTTTACGCCAATCTTGATAAGGCTTAGGCATATATGTGCCATTCCTAGTAACTCTAGGACGTGCCTTTGACATTAGCTTGATTGGCAGAACGATTTCTGGATAATTCATATGTCAGTGTTGCGATACTGCTGCCATTGGATCGGCTCTTCATCTAAAAAAGCAAAGTCAAGTATTTGATCATATTCAACTTGAAGTGTGTTCTCTCTTTTCATTGCAACTTTGAGAAGCACCAAGTAGCCAATCAAGTCATTGATGACATCCTCGTCTGCCGCCAGTAAGCCAGCACCTCTTTTAATCCTGCTTAGCTTGTCATCAATTCTGACTAGCAATTGGCTGATAGTTGAATCTCCACTAAAAATCCTTACTGGATTCAAAGCACTGTTGCCGTACTTGGCATTTTTCTCAAGCAACAACTCTTTAATGTCGTCGCAAACAGCTGCTATCTCAAGCCGGCCGGATACATCTTGCATCATAAAGATTGAACGCTTCTTTACTCTCTACTAATTGTAACTGGCAACCGTTTTGTGAACTAGTAATTACTCTCGCTTTATGCCAAGCAGTCTTCCTTAAAACATAAACGATCTCATCATGACTGAATACAGGCATCGGATGAGGAGACTTGTTCATCCAAGCAATCACTTCAAGTTCAGCTTTTTTGGTGCTAGTAATTTCAGTGGTGTGCATGTGTTTTGTTAGACCGGATAATTTCATCTTGAGACATTTCCAGGATGACATGATGAGGCATCTGTGCTCCTGTAGCCGAGACCCAGTTGATTATCGTAGGGACGTTCCTGTGGTTTTCGCCTACAGATAAAACCCAAAGGTCTTGCTCATTATTATACCTCAAAACACCACCAGAGACCATTTCACCTAAAACTTCTTCTATTAAAATCTCTAGCCTGTTCCTATCTTGAACGTGATAATTCTCTAGACCATCCCATAAGCCAATCTTAGTATCAACGTCTGCACAGTGTGGTGCTATACAAGCAAGCACTTCTCCGAAGGTGACAGCTCCCCTGTGCAAAAGAATTGCAATAATGTAGGGCTTGATATTGGCGTGAGAGACAATTGGTGTTTCGTCGATGAAAGGTCCAACAGCTCCGCTGACGTAGTATTTTGGGTCCATGGCCTATCTATCACCATAAAAATTGGGACAAAAAAAGTGGAGGCTGCAATAACAACCCCCAAACAGAGACAAGAAGGATTGTAGTTAGAATCCATAAAGGATTAGAACAGCGAGCTGCTTTCGGCTGCAGGCTTCCTATCGTCCATAGAGACTACTCGAGCATTCTTAACGTCCAAAATCTTTTGTCCGTTGTATTCACGCCAGACAGGCTGGCCATGAACAGTGACCTTGCTTCCATGGGTCAAGTTCTCAGATAACCAGTCAGTATTTTTACCTACGACTTGCACCTTGTAGAACTGACCAGGATTGTCGTCCCTGTTTTTGAAGTATGCATAATCAGAATCTAGTACTGAGAATTCAGCAATAGAAATTTCTCCTGCTTGACGCAATGTCACTGCAGGCTCCGACTTTTTGCCGGTAATTTTGCCAGAGAGGCTGATAGAAGCCATTGATTAACCCAAAAGGGGATTTACTTCCTCATTATACATCCCTTCTCTCCTAATTAATTTCAATGATCTTTTCAAATGGTCACGAACCTTGCTGACCTTGTCTCCAGTCTCTTCTGCGATCTGCGAGGCAGAGTAATTCTCCATATATTTCATATACAGTATTTTCTTTTGGAAATCACTAAGAAAAGCTTTAGATATGATTTGATCGAAAGTCATCCGTGGCTTGGCCACTTTATAGACTTTTGACGCAATCAATTGGTGAAAATCACTATCTTCGTCATTATTGTGTGGAACGTCAAAACTTATACAATTCATAGCGAAGAAAGCATCCTCAAGACGATCTCTTTTCCTTGCTGTTAAGACAGGAGCATCGCCAGACTCCTTGCTTTTTTCGTGATCGTAGTAATCTCGGAGCGTGCTTTCTGGAACACGAATTGGTGAAATCATGCCATAAGCCTCACGATAAATTGCCTGCTTGATCCATGAAACTGCATAGGTGCTAAACGTATAACCTCTTTGCGGATCAAATTTTTCTGCTGCTCTCCTTAGACCAATCGCGCCTACCTGGAACAAGTCAGCCAAGCAATGATCACCATGGCGGAAGCTCCTCATAGAACCAGTCATGCGTTTTGCAATGCCAGGAACCAGCTTTAGATTATGGCGAATCAATTTTTGTATTGCTCTTTCCCTTGCTACTTTCGATGATTTTGGGTTTTGAATAATTTTGGCTAATCGCAAGACTTCAGCCTTAGGTAGCAAAGGGAACCTACCGGCTTGATCAAGCCAAAAGTCAATTATATTCTTCTGGCTTGACACTGGTAAATAACTAACTTCATAAATTTTAGTCAATAAAAAAAGGGGTGTCAACCCCTTTGTCTATTAGTGAATTTATTTAACGATTACACCGCTAAAGAACAAAGCAATACTTTGCGCGGCGTCATTAATTTCCCAGTCAGGGTTAGTAACCACTGGCTTGAAAGGACTCGTTCAGTTTCAAAACAAAATCTTTGTCCTTTGACTTAAGAGTCTTGATACCAACATCGAAGTTGTCATCAACTTTCGCCATCAAAGACTTAATGGCAGGCTCCACTAAACCCATCTTTTCAGCGATAGCCACAAAGTCTTTCTTAGACGCCTTGGCAACCTCCGCAGTGGCCGAAGCAGACTTCGTCGTCGTCGACTGGGACTTTACCTGCTTAATCTCCTGGTCATCCGCTACTTGATAACCATTCTCAAGAGGCATCTTCGCCCATAGCTCATGGGCCAATCCTGTCTGGAATGCAAGGACTAAGCAGGAACCCCGGCGATGTGTATCAGTGATGTCTCGCGCAGTGATTTTGTCATACGCAATCGATTGGTTGCGGTTGTCCATGATTGCCTGAGGGACTTCAGGAGTCTTAGTTCCATCTAAATGACGAAGTCGCAGCAATAAATAGCCACCGACTGGAGCGCGATGGAGAAGTGTGCCGTCAACATTAAATACAGCTTCAACGGTCCATCCACTGGCATTTTCGCGGAACAGCTGCATCGTCCGGCTCCAGTTGATGTAACTGGCCTGAAAGCGACCGCTCCCGATTGTCTCAACTAAATCTTGAGTTGCAACACCTTTGAGATTCGGTAGATCAGCCATTTTTTGAAGAATTGTCTGTTGGTCTTTTCAACCTAACAGTCTTTTTGCCTCTTGCAATCCATTGAGAAATCTGACGACTACTGGCCAATCCTTGCAGGATCCTGAAGATCTCTTTTTGGCTTAATCCGGCGTGCAAGTTCATTCTTGCGACGATAACGCCTAGCTCATCCCATTTTTCTTGTTTTTTCTTTTGCACCTCTCTGCCCTTTGCAAGGCCCTGTAGGCGAGCTTTCTTCGCTTTTTCTTGTCGTAGTACCTGAGCGCGTCTTTTGGCCGCTTCACGGGCCTTCTGGGCCTCTTTGAGCTGGTCTTGGTTTTTCTTGTAGTACTTCCGGTTGTATCTCCTCTTGGCTTCTTGCCAAGTTTCTCCTTTTTTGTTCCGGTGGCCGTCTTTTTTCATTCCCCTCGCGCGTTGTATTAATTCTATTTCTTTTATTCTTCTAAATCAATCTATATAGATGGGGGTTTCCTGAGGACACCCCCAAAGGTTACCTGAGGACACCTTTAGGGTTACCTGAGGATACCTTTAGGGTTACCTGAGGACACCCTGTCCTGAAGACACCCCCCTTCTTGGATACCCCCCTGTTGACAACCCCCCTAACGTTCAGGCATCGATAAAATTTCATGAATCCACGGCATAAGCCACCAATTGGCCGACTGGCACAAATAGATCTTGACTTTCAACTTCAGTCCGGCTGGATAAAGGCACCTATTGACGAAATATTGTTCAACTCACGCCTAAGCGGACAAGCAAGACTTCTTTGGTGCTGGCTGGCTTCAACTGAACGCAATTCCAGGCAGATTTCTTGGCATTCATGCGAGCTAAAGATGGGCTGTGGTACAAAAAATCGTCGTGAATGCTTGGCGCAACTAGAAGAAGAGGGATTTATTTCAATCAGTTCCGACGGCAAAACGGTGACAATGCATGATCCTGTGACTGCTTATGAGACATCTCGGCGTTTTGTTACTGACGAAATCTGCCAAGAATGCAATAAGCTCAGAGGAGAGCCTGTAGAAAAGATAGAACTGGTCAAAACTGTAACAAAAGATACAATAAAGCCAAAAGAAATTATTAATGAAAAGACAATCATCATTGAAGCTTGGAATGCCTGCAAGCCTGAAACCTTCTCAAAAATTAGAGTGCTATCGACCAAGCAAAAAGAATGCGCCAATAAGCATCTAAAAAACCTTGGCCTGGAAAAGAAAGAGTTGGCTGAATTTATCTGTGCTGTCTGCAGAGGTTTAAAAGCAAGTAATTTTTGGACTAGAACTGTTGACAAGTCATCTAGAAACTTCAATGCTGTTTTTGGCTATGGAAGTCCAAATGACACTAAAATGAAAAATGTTGAAAATTTATATTTAGATGGTGAGTCTTATGACGATAAGCCTGCAGAAGAAAAACCTGTACAATATGATGATAAACAACAGGCACTTATTGATAGCATCAAAGCATTGGATTATCAAATTAGAATGAATGATCCAAATGACGATTGCACAAAAAGATTTATTAGATTAAAAGCTGAAGATATCAAGTCGCTTGAAGAAACTGGCATTAAATGGGAGGACATCTAATGGAACTACCTTTCTATGTACAAAAAGCCGTTGATCTTGGTTTGTTAAAGATCGAAGATGGCAAAATCATTGAAGTCAACAAAGAAGCTATTGAGACTACTGTTGGTACTGCTCGATTAGTTGAAAAGCTTCAGCCAACAACAATTGCCGACAGAGAAGATACAACTGACCAAGAAGCAATCATCCTTTGCCGGATTCTAATTTCACCTAGTGGTATATCAAGAGACCTTTGGTCAAAATTTCGTATTGCCTTTGGCGTTGGCCATGGTCAAGAATTGCCTGCTCACTTATGGAGTAATCCTTGCTTCCGTGCCATCGGCAAAGAGATTGACATGACGTTCATCGGTGAGCGCACCGGTAGCACAATTTCAAAAAATAGTCTTATCACTGGCTATGAGCAGATGAATCCCACGAACCGTGATGTTTTATTCTCTGATTTTTGCACAACAATATCAGAGTTAACATCCGAAGAGACGATGAATGCATACGGCGATCAATCGACAGAGTGGTCAACTGCTCTTGATATCTTGAAGCAAAAAAGAGCGTTATCGCTTTACAAAGAAACTATATACCTCGCCGGCCAATCCCTTAAGACAGACCCGAAATTAGAAAAGGCACTTGAATTCATCCACCAGAGAACAATGGATGGCATCAGTATGCTCAGTGGCTCAATTGGTAACCAAGGCCAAGTCACTGATTTAACCCAATCAATCATTGGTGATCCAGGTTCTGGCCGCCTTAACTGGACTGATTACATCATCAAAGCAGAATCACAAGACCGTCCGGTTTCCACTGGCGTCAATGCTTTTGATATTGATATTGATGGCGGAGTTTCACCACCAAGACCGAATATGCCAAGAGCAGGACGCTTGCTCGTCATTGGTGCTCGAACTGGTGTTGGTAAAACTGCCTTAGGTGTACAAGTTGCAGCGTCCTTAGCCAAGGGTGGACTAACCGTCGGCTTTGTTTCAGCAGAACTTGACTCTAGGTCGATAGAAGCAAGGATCATTGCAAACCTTAGTCGTCAATTCTTTGGTAATCGCTGGTGGCGAAATGCCGGCGACGACTATGGCTATGTGACTGTTGGTGAGCTAGAACTGCCTGGAGCAACACAAAACCAACAAAGAATCGCAGAGATTGTAGCCCAAACAAGCATGATCCTCGAAGAAAAGCAAGGCAAAATTCTCGTTGAGTCTCCATGGGGTGCAGACGTAGAAACCTGCATTAATACAATGCGATCAATGAAAGCGAAGCATCCTGAGTTACGCGCAGTAGTAATTGATCATTTTCATGCCCTTGCAAGGCATAAAGGTGCTTCTACTAACAATCCGGCGGCAATGCTAGAAGATAGAGCCTACAGGCTCATGACAGCAGCAAAGGAGCTTGATATTGATCTATTTACCTTGGCACAACTAAACAGGATCGGTATGGATACAAATTCCAATCCAGAACCACAGTTAAATGAGATACGAGGAACAGATGCTTTAGCTCATGTCTCACACGCAACATGGCTTGTTCGTAAAGTTAAGTTAGACGGAGATAAACTTAATAAAGATTTAGAAGTATGGCATTCTAAAGTCAGAGGCCGGCAAGCCGTGTGGAAAGAAGGCAAAGAAGTCCTTGATAGTATTAAAGGTTTCATTGAGAAGAGCATCGTAAGGATGCAATATGAAACTTCTTTCGTTGAAGGCGACACTACTAAAGATCTTATCAAAGAACGTCAGGGGCTAGGCTAATGAAAGAAGTTTTATTTATTTTCTTTGCTACTATAAATAATTGGCTTATGCAAAAGATAAATAATTTTACTGAAAACCTTACATTGATGACTGTATACTCTTCTCATTCAATCTATTTTTTAATCGATAAAAGTCGTGTAGAATATTTAAAATCTATTCTTGAGCAACAAGATTTAATTGATGAGCTTGATGTAGTAAGTTCTATTGATAAAATTAAAAATAATGCAATCGACGTTGGCGGATGGAATGAAGAGCATGAAGTTGAATTAAACTCTTTTGGCAGCATTCTTCATAACGAATATCACTGGGACGTTGATGAAGTTCATCGCTACTTGCTAGAAGTAATTGAACAGGCTGATTCTAAAATGGCTAAGGATTAATCAGTTACTGATTGAATATATTCAAGTAAGCCTTTATGCCTAATATAGGCTGAATGACCCCAGCCAATTGGTTTGACATAATATTGTAACTCGCCATTTTTAGGACTTATGTGCTGAGTAGGAGGCAATGCAGAACCAGTACTTTTGACTGTAAAGCCATCCCAGTAATAGCCTGGAAGAAAATCTAGAATAATTTGCTGTGTCATTTTACCTCAACGGATTCATTGATAAGTCCCATAACCAGCCGTCACAATCGCTTGTGATTAGCCACCTTGACATCAAAAGATCCTTGCTGTATTGAACATTCTTCCCATCCGTCGGCCCTGCCTTCTTATAGCCTCCATTAATCACATCCATTTTGCCAAATGGGTCATGCACCGTAAAATTGTCGTCGTCAACCCCAATTAACGTGATCCAGTGACCGCCGCCAGAAGGCTTGTTATAAGTGCCTTTATGCAGTACACCAATCGGAACAGGATAGCCACGAATTAGTAGGTCTAAAAGGTCTGATTCCTTTCCATTCATTCTAAATTGATTCTTAATGCCAATGCTATCTAAAGCAGATTTATGTGCTAGTTGAGATACAGTATCGCCAAATTGTAAAACGGTATTTAAATATTCATCATCATCGTAAATAAATCCAGGAGACATGTAATCGATTGCCATTGCAATTGCTGAAGACTGGCAAGAACGTTCTCCATGCCCGGTCAAGCTATCCCTTTGGTAAAAGTATTCAACATCTAGCGGAAAATCAGTTGTATTGCGTCTAGGACGCACCTGTGAGCGCCTGTAGAGCCTTGTAAACAGTTCTCGCTGCGCTTGTGTTAAAGTATCATCTAAGGCCAACCAGGCGTCATTCTGATGGACTTCGCCTCTATGGTATTTAGCTGCATCTATAAGGTTGACTAATCTTGTCATTGCCCGGTTTTAAGGACGGCACTGGGACAGAATACCTATTCATTAGTTTTATTAACTTATCCGAATATGTTGGGCTAGTAGCATAGCCTTGTCTACCAAGCATTAAAGCAGCTTCCTCTCTTGATTTTGCATTATTAACACCTTTATATCCTCTATAATTTTTATGCCATTTATCTACCAGATCCTGTACTGACGCTTCAGGCGATTTGTAATCTTTAAATTCATCTTTTACATCTAAATATTGGCCATCAATCCATTCCTTTGTCATTTTTACCGTGCCAACACCTTTCTGCCCGAAATAATTATGCACACCTGAAGTCTCTTGACCCCATCCTGACTCCAAAGCCCATTGTGCGCTAACAAGATTAGGGTATTTAGCCCCAGCCAATGCTGCAATTAAAACAATGCTCTGCCAGCAGGTAGCAATCATCTCACCACTTACCTATAGGGCATCTTGCATGATATAAACCAGCCTTTGCTTCCATGATGCATCCACATTTCTTGCAACGCCTATATTTTTGCTGAAAGTGCTCACAAGCTTTGCAAATATCTAAACGGTCCCGCTTTGCTTGCTTGTCTAGAAATATCATTGTAAGATCAATTTACATCTATTATAACAAATTAAAACTAACACTTGAGTCAGTCTTGTCTTGGCTTGTCGTAGCAGCCTGTTTTATTAAATGCTTCTAAAGAGCTGATGCGTTGCTCAATATTGCTTAGACGGCCATAGATCTCATGTCGATCATCTTTCATGTCTTGCCGCAAGGCTTGGATTTCACGCCCAATATTTTCAAACCCAGCAGAAAGTTTTACGATTACATCGCGACTTTCACCACTTTTTCTAATAGCAGATCCGGCGGCAATACCACTTACCGTGATAAGGCCGCCAGCAACAGCAGCAATAAGCTCAATCACTTTTAAGTGTTAGATTCACCCATTTAGGCTGCCGTAGCTGTTACTGATTAGCACCAAATAAACCACGTTCGATAAAATCAACAGCGGTATCATCAACAGTATTATCTGTTGTAGATGCTAACTTCCTTAAAAGATCAACAATTAATCGTTTGACCTTAGGAGATTGCAGGAAAGTAAACAAGACTGGACGGATAAGAGCAATCATGACTGCACAGTTTTAATAAATTAAATCATCTAACAATGCTTCCTAAAATAATGTTAAAAACAATAACTAAAACTAATTTAGCCCCATCTGAGCACGTCCATCCTCAGAAAATTGATCCTTAATGGGTCTATTCCGGCACTTCAACCTGAACCCATGAAGTCGTTGACTCGTCCCAGCTATACACATTGCCATCATCTGGGTATGGCGTAGGTGCTTCCCAACGGCAAGTCGTTTCGTTCAATACCCAGCTTGCATAAGGCTGTGGTGCGATAAACGCATCACGCGCTGAATCGTATGTGTATCCAATCCCTGCAAAGTTTTTGCGTATGTTGCCGTTGTAAGAAGTTTGCATCCAGGTACCACCCGCACCAAACAGTGAATGGCAGAATGCAACCCCTAAAGCCTCTTGCTCGTTTCCCTCGGTGTTTATCAAACTGGCATTATCAATGATAATAACCTGTTTAACTATATTGTTTTTAATCAATGCAAAATGTGCCATTAGAACATGATACTCCCTGAGCTAGTGAAATCGTAGTACCTATATCCACCTGAAACTGTAACTGTAGGGTTTCCAGTTACTGTTGTCGCGGCAGGGAATCCGTCTGCATAACGCAAAATAACGCGGCCAGACCCTCCATTGCCGCCTTGATTTGGATTGTTATTGGAAATGTTGCCGGTACCGCCGCCGCCTGTATTTACAGTGCCACTACCACCGCCATGCGCCCCACCGCCGCCAGTCCCTGGCTGTCCAACATCAAAGAGCCCAGCGCCACCGCCGCCACCGCCAGCAGTTAAGCCCGTTGGGTGCAAAGGCACCGCCACACCATCACCACCTGCACCACCGTAGTAAGTATTTACATTTGGCCCGCCATTCTCACTAGCACCTGCGCCTCCACCTGCAGCAAGACTGTAAGTGCTAGAACCGCCAGTAAAACTAGTATTGCTTCCACCTGTTCTTGCAGAACTTGAGCCGCCGCCGGCTGCATTCACAACACCCACAATTGAACTTGTTCCTCCGTCGGCAGAAGTGCTTGCCCCCGCGCCCACTGTCACGGTATAAGTCGTTCCGCCTGCTGGGGCAAAAGTACCCTGAAACAAAGCAGCTCCAGCACCACCTCCTGTGTAGCTTCCAGAGGCAACAGTAGCAGCAGCACCACCACCACCTAGAAGGTTATAGCTGACAGTATCAGGCGCATTAAAACTAGGCCATTCAGCTCCAACAGTATTTCGCAGAAAAACTTGATTTAGTGGCCACACTCCTGAAGCAGAATCAACCGTTGTAGGATTCTGTTTTCCAATAATTCCACCTTCTCCCATCACGTAATCTCCAATGCACTAACTGTTATTTCAATGTCGTTCGCAGTTCCAGCAGTTGCCCGCAACTTTTGCGATTGCTTCATAATTACTTTGTTCGCAATAATTTCGATAGACGCATCAGAAGGAACAGCAATTGTGCTAGCCAAAGTGCTTAAAACAGCATCGCTTCCATCTGTTAAAGCGATTGTAATTTCAGCAGCGTTATTGCCATCAACGTTGGCAACCAAACAACTCAGCACAATCGCCCGATCCGTTGCCGCACCAGTTGGTGCTTGATATAAATCTGTCGCATTTGTCGTCGTTAGCTTGACGGATGCGTTGTTAAAAGTTTCAGCCATTAGTTTAGTTTGTAAGTAATAGTTTTCATAGTATTATCCTAGGGCGATAGCCAAACCTAAACTAACGCCAGCCGCAGGTAAGTTAGTCAAGGCGGATCCATCACCGCTGAAGGCGTTGGCAGTTACCGTGCCACTAACTTGTAATTTTGATGATGGAGAAGTGGTACCCATGCCCACATTTCCATTACTTACGATTCGCATCCGCTCGGCTGGTACAACATTCGCATCTGAGCTTGAGCGAGTGCCAAAAGATAAAAATCCAATACTGTTTGAACCTTCCCTGCCGTGTCCGATATACGCACCAGCTGTAGAAGACCCACTGCCAGACTCGCTAAATGTAATTTGTGGACCTTGCCCAACAGTTGCACTATCACCAGATAAAACGATATGTCCTGTATTTGTGCCAACTGTGCTTGCCCCTCTGATTTCTAACTTACCTGACGGACTTGAATCTCCAATCCCAACATTTCCCGAGCTGTCGATTCGTAGGTGCTCAGTACCTTCAGTTGTTACTTTAAACTGGCCGTCAGAGCCGGTGTCAACAACTTCAGCAGATGTATTGCCTTTCTCAATTTTACTTTGAACTGCTGCTGCTGGTGCTTGACCAACCCATTTGTTTCCATCCCAAATATACGTTAATGACCCTTGCGTAAATATTTGACCAACTGTTGTTGGCGTTGGAAAATCAAGGGCCATTTAATGCCTTGTGCTATATATATTATTCCAGTGGTGCCGGCCAGGTCATCGTATGTGGAAAACCATCAGCACTAGGCAGATCGCGAAGAGCTTGTCTATAAGTTTTTACTGCAGATGGAATGTTTGTTCCAGTCTCTTTTGCCATAACAATAACCCAGTCGGTTTCAGCAATGAGCTTGTCACGCTTTGCACGAACTGATTTAGCAGCCTCTGCATCAATACGTGCTTTGTACGCAATTTCATTGTCGGCTGCTGTCGTTACGTTGCCGTCGTCATCGGTTGTGTCAGTGAAAACCGGGCCAGCGATAAACTTAGTAAACCATTGCCCATCAATCTCTTCAACGCCATCACGGATGCTGACGCCATAAGGAGCAGTGACAGTAGCTGCTGGACCATTTAGTACAGGATCATACCCATAACTATTAAGGATGTCAGCTGTAATTTGCTTAGGGAAGCTAGTATTCGGTTGTGTTGCTTTGAACTGACTAACGGTAGTCAATTCACCATCTAAACGGTTGCGGATTTCCATGATTAAGCAATGGCGAGGAATAAGTAGGTGCCGCCACTAGCATGAAGGGTAGCGGAGGCTAAATTTGATCGATTTCTAATTTCCATAGTTAGTTATGTTTAAGCGATTGCAAGGAAGATGTAGGTTGCACCAGAAGTATTAACTCCTGACGAAGCTCTTACGGTAAATCCTGCAGGTAATGCGTCAAGATGATCATCAATATTGGCTATATTAGCGTTTTCCCCTGAGGGACTATTTACCAGTAAGAAGTTATCAGTGGTTCCATTGTAACCACGAGTTGTATCCCAAAGATACCAATGGCCAGAGCTATCGGTTCTTTTGATTAATACAAACCTGGCACCATTCGTAAACCCGCAGTCAACGTTAACTGCATTTCCAGTATCACCAGAATAAGTACCTACTTTACTGATGCCGGGTAGGGTTGCAAATAGGTAAGCGATATAAGTGTCACCACTGATATCACTCCCACCACTTGAATCTACAAAAAATGCTGTTGACGTAGGTAATGTAAGGCCACCTCCTACACCAGTTACTGATCCGTCGTTATCAAGTCTTAGATAATCCCAACTGCCATCAACTACTGTGTAGTTGGCATACCAACCTCCAATTGACAATCTATTTCTAGTAATCCACAACGTTGGCGTTACGGTTAAATTGTGTGCTACAGACCTGTTACTTCCTCCTTCACCCGGATAAGCAACTACATCAAAGAAACCTGGGGCACGTTTGAACATGTAAGAAATATAAGCACTGTTGTAGTCCTTAGCCCATCCTGCATTTGAGTCCCAAGTTAAAGAACCGTCACTACTTTCGATAGCATGTCCAGTAGGTTTTAATTGTTTAGACCCGATAAGTCTTGCTGGCATAAAGCTGTCACCATTGCTGGTGCTTTTGGCAAGCGCCATGTCAACAGGAAACCCGCTGTCCCATGTTGGGATAGATGAAGATCCATTTCCTGTATCAATAGCAAACACTTCCGTTGCAGCTTCAGGCGGCTTATTCGGACGGCGGATTGCCATGTAGATGAAGTTTTTACCTGATTGAGCAACCGAATTGTCGTTAGACTTTACCTCAAAGCCTGTCGGAGTAAAACTAATATAGTCGCGGTCATAGTTAGTACCGGCTAATTCTACGGACGCTGTGTTAGCACAGAGTGATATATCATTACTTCCAGTGTTTACACCCCGCATATTGTCAAACATTCTCCAGTCAAAATCGGTGTTCTCGGATGTACCCTTGATAATTACAAAGCTCGGCTCAAACCCTAGATTAATAGGAGAAGTGCTTGTGTAGTTTCCCGTATAATTGCCACATTTAATAATGCTTTCATCACCATCCGTGCCAAATTGTGCGTCGTCATGGGCAAAGATGTAGGCAACGTAGGTGCCGCCAGAGCCATTTACGGCACCATTAGTACCAACAGTAAAATTAGTGGACGTAGGTGTTGTGTTGTTCCAGATGCTAGATCCGCTAGCTTCATAATTATTAGCATCTAAAATTAAATACTTAGTAGCACCAGTAGACCTATGATAAACATGCCAATTTTCAGTAGTGTCAGTTCTTTTAACCAGTATCATCCCAGGCACACTGCCTAAATTATGAGAAATGCTTTGAGGGTTGCCATTTGGGTCACCGTTATATGTAACTACATCAAAGAAACCAGGCGCTTTGCGGAATGACCAAGAGACGAATTCTTTTCCACTCTGGTTAATAAGATTTGCAGCACTCTCCGTAGAATTTGGTGTAATTGTGAATCCATTAGAATTATATGAGTCTAAATAAGTATCTGGCTGAGCCCCTTGGCTCGAGTCCGTTCGTAATCTACCACCTCCACCTGCGCTTCCACCAGTAGCTCCTGTTCTAACATTATCAAATAAACAGTGCAATTCAAGATTAGTGTAAGGTGAAGATAAGGACTCTCTAGCTTTAAACCAAACTAACCCCTTTTCACCAGCTAAATCAAGTCCATTTGTAATTTGCTTGGATAGCCCTGTACCCTCATATACATAAGTACTAAAAACATCATCAACATAAAGCGGACCTGCACCTGCTGCACCTGCTGCAGCTAATACTGTTTGTTGTGTAATAGGATCCATATCAAGCCGTGTAATTACTTAGGACAGCACCGCGATATTTAGTACCACCATCGGTGGTAACAAACATAAAGAGGTGAGTGCGTGCATCAACAAGGGTTGGTGCCGTTTGACCGGCATCATTATTCCAATAAACACTACCTGGCCACGTAATAACTGTAGATGCACCAGTCAAAACGAGTTCTAAAGTAAAGGAACCAACAGTGCCAGAGGCTGGTGGGTTGCTGAAAGTAACTGTGGAGGAGGTGCTAATCGCTTTTGTAAAATAGTTGCCAGTAGCAAGATCAATATCAAGAGCACTCACTGCTTCTGCTGTTTGCTTGTAAGGGCCATCAACACTTAGTCCTGCATTCAGTGTTTGCAAAGATGTAAATGTTTGAGCTACATCTGTTTTCGCAGTATCAGCATCAAAGGCTTGAACAGTTGATCCAATATCTGATGATCCAAGTTTAGTCGTTAGACTTTGCAGAGTTACTTCTACATCAGAGCCACTGTTGTCATAAACGAGTGAATCTGCTTTAATTTTTCCGTATGCCATGATTAGTTAAGCACAGTAAGTTGAGAATTAGCTCCGACAGTAATAGATATACCTGAATTGATGGCAACTGTCGGTCCCATCATTCCTGCATTTGTACTAGCAGCAATTGTTTTATCAGTTGAAATAGATTGCGGAGTTTCAATAAATGCAGAATCAACTGCTGAAGCTGCAGCACTTAATGATACCCATTGCTGAGTGTCGCTGTCATCGTAATAGATGTATGCTGAACCATCAACATCATCCCAATAGATATCTCCTACATTAGGACTTCCTGGAGGCGTGCTTGCAATCGTAACTGTGCTACCACCTGCGCCAATCTCAGCGATTGACTCTGTACCACTTTGATCTGTTTTAATGAATAACTTTCCATCGAAAGTATTCATCGCTAACTCGCCTAAGGCAAGCTGACTAGCCGTAGGAACCGCCCCAGACGTTGCGGAACGCCTTAGTTTGATAGTGTTAGCCATGTGGCTCCCTTTTGTGCCTATGTAGGCCGGTACACCGTTATATAACGGCGAACTAGGTTACCGATTAGTACGTGCCACCGTCAACAATAACGTTATCAAGAATCTTGTCTGATCCAGAATAAGCTAAAACGGCTGTGCCATTCATTCTATATTCTTTTGTATCTGCAATATTAATATGCTCACTAAATGTCCATGCATCAGTTGCGTCAATCCAATTAATTGTTTTGTCGGTCGTGCCTTTTAATGTAATACCACCGCCGTCGGCAGTAACGTCTGTTGGGGTCGTGACTTTTGCAAGTTCAATATTTTTATCTTCAATAGTAAGAGTCTGTGAATCAATAGTAGTAGTTGTGCCGGAAACTGTGAGATTGCCGGCAATCGTTAAATTATCGGACCAGCTAACATCTGTGCCGTCAGTAACCAGTACTTGGTTAACGGTGCCATTTGCTAGTTTGCTTACCGCAATTTCAGCTGTTGCGGAAATATCAGCATCAACAATAGCCGTTTCTGCTTTAGTTTCTAATGCTTGCAGTGCATTTTTAATGTCTTGATTATCTGGAATTGTTAATCCAGTAAACGTTCCTAAATTAGTAGCGTTTAAACTAACACCTGTTAATGCAACAAGTTCATTGTTAATATCATTTGTACGTCCAGCACCAATAATTATAATACTGCCATTTGAAGCATGTGACCTTGTAATTAATCCAACTTTTTGTACTTTTTCTGTTGCAGCAGTAGGTCTTGTTGTAGTTAAACCACCGGCAGTAGAATCAATATAAAGAGCATCTCCGGCGCTACCTAAAGTACTTGTAGCTATATTTGTGAGCAAGCCACTGATGATTACTTTGCCATCAGCACCATTCGTAATTGTTTCATGGACAAGGCCAATCGCCGGATAAGTTCCTGATCCATTATTATCAGCTAATTCAACAATTGGCTTACCTGAACTATGAGTCCCGCTGACATAGACAGGCTTGCCTTTTACAATATCTGAACCAGATTGATTATGTACTTCGACTAAAACATCATCGTCTTCTGCCGTTACTGGTGTAAGGGTTGTACCCTCAACCACATAAAGTCTATTCTCGTCTTTTGCGTAACAAAGCTCTCCATCAAGCAGATCGGAAAGGCTAGCAGAAATATTCGTAAAGGAACCCCTTGCTACCTGTATCTTTGCACGATTAGCGGGGGTTGGCATCGACGTAAAAATGCTAGACTAGTATTCCTTACGGGTCAAAGTCTCCTGATTCGATACCTGTATTGCCTAATGCCTCAGAAAGCAGAATCCAAACTTTGTTTTGGCGTACATAATAATTACCGTCATTAGGTGCTTCCTCTATACCGCTTCCAGCATATCTGTACGTTTGTGGCACAAACAATGAAACCCAACTAGCTCCATCCCATGTTAATACCTGGCCAACTCTTGGATCAGGAATAAAAACATCCTTTAAGTCATGAAGCTCGGCTTCAGTAGCAACAAGATCTTGTCCATCTCTTCCCGGTGGCCCTTGTAGTCCAGGTTCGCCTTTTGCTCCTGCAATACCTTGAATACCTCTTTGGCCATCGATGCCGCTTTTTAAATTCTCAGCATATTCAATCGCCTTCTCAAGATTCTTTGACCGCTGGGCATCTTTCTTTAATTTTTGCTGTTCTTCTGCAGATTCTAAAACTTCTCGTGTTGCCAGCGAAAAGATACTAACCTGGATGTCGTTATTAGAAAATTTGAACGACGCTCCAATAAATATTCTCTCAAGCGAATCTGCTACTTGCTTAGATTCTAGACTAGTTAAACCAATGATTGCAAGCTTCCAAGTAGCTTCAAAATCACTAATTGAAGGAATACCAAGAATACCAACACTTGGTCCTAAAGCAATTGGTGCTAGTCCTGTTTGGTTGACCTGTACTTTGACAAATATTTCACGCAGTAAAACATCAGCAAGAATAGCCTGCTTGATTGATTCTGCAGAGGTTATCCTTACCGCCATTGCACTAAATGACTAGGCTAGTCTGCCTACCGCTTAGATTTCTTAGTACCTTTACCTGGAGCAAGTCTACCGTTTTTGCCGTGACCATTTCTTGCCCTATTGCTTTTTGGGTTTTCCATCTTAAATTTGCCGTCGGCAGTATGACTTACGTCCTTACCACCTTTACCCATAACACCTCTAGCTCTACGCTCTCTAGCTAGTTCCGCCCGATATTTCTTTTGTGCTGGCTTCTCATTCCGTTTTTTATCATAAGCAAGTTTCTTCTTATACGCTTCAGGATTACTAGCGTAAAATTTGGCGGTGCGTCCTTTAGCGGCCACTCTTTTTCCTCCTTAAGCGATTGGTTGCACCATTGAAAGGTTTTTTCTTGATAGGCGATGCCTTGCCGCCATATTCACTAATTACTTTGCTCTTCTTAGCTTTAGACTTGCCAAGACTTTTGGCAATAGAAAGAGGCATTGCCATTACTTGCCCACGCAGTTCTTTGTAGTCTTCCGCTTTTATTAAAGAGGTGTGCCGTCTAGGTTCTTTGAACCTGGAACATATGTAGGTTTACCAAGACTTCCGTCATTTACAGGATCACTTACCTGCCGGCGAATGATCTTTGGTTCAGCTGAAATAATGTCGGCGTCAAGATTAACACCGTCAAGATATCTTGGGCCTTTCACATAAAGAACTTCATCGTTCATGATTCTTCAACTTTCTTTTTTGTAACGCGACGTGCTTTAGGCTTCTCTTCAGCTTTAGGCTTTTCAACAACAACTTTTGGTTCTTCTTTTACTTCAGCAACAGGCTCAGCAACTTTTTCTTCAGTTCCTTTCTCTACCCATCCGGCAGCAATAAGCTCTTTTGCTTGGATAGTAAAAAACGCTTTGCGCTCTTCGCCACCCTTAACGAAGATTGTGGGAAGCTTTGATAAATGCATAACAAAAAAAGGGTGACCTTAGCCACCCTTATTATTCCGTATGTTGTTAAATCAACCGACGTTATCGACTGTATCGAGGAAAGCAGTGCCTACCGAGACCGTACCGGAACCAGCAGTGGCTGTGTACTTGACGAGGTTGTCCGCATCACACAAAGCACCACGGAGGTGAGCAATAGCAGTACCATTTTTGTCGAAATCGTTAGCAGTGAAAGTAACGTCTTGGCCGCCAATGTTGAAAACAACAGTAGCGTCGCCAGTGATCGTCGTGTTAACAAGACCAACGCGGATGGTCTTGATATTAGCAAGAGTTACGCCAGGGGTCGTGTCACTTGCAGTGACAAGAAAGTTAGCGTCAATGTCAAACTTTTCGCGGGGGAACATTCCCGTAGAACGTGCAGCCATAATAAATACCTAAAAATTTTAAAAACCTAGTGCTCAACTGTTAGCAACTTGGTCTGTAATAGGTTCCCAATTACATAAAAAAAGGGGCCGAAGCCCCTCAGTGTCGCTGATTGTAAGAAGGAAAAATCAGACAGTTGCGTTAACGTTAGTCAGGCGAGCAGCAGCACGGCCATTAACCATAGCCAGTCCGCAATACCACTCAACACGAACGATGATTTGAGGAGAAGCAGTGCTTTCGCCCAAGTCACGAACCTGAATGCCGCCGTTCTGGATACCAGTCAGCAAGTCATTGCCGAAGGTCACCACATAGATCGATTGATCAGCAGGGGTGGAATCAAGGATTGCAGCGTTCTGGTGGTCACGATCAAGCTCGATGACAGGCAGACCGGCGTAAACCATCTGCTGATAGCCAAACTCGTTACGAGCAATGTCGATCTGAGCGGAGGCACGGGCCTTAGTTGTCAAAGCACGACGTGCAGACTTGGACATAACCAAGTACTTAGTACCGCCTTG